TCTGGGACTGTATGAAGTCGGCAGAGATGTTCTATCACGGTGGTCAGTGTAATCTCCAAGATGCAAGCATGACTGCATTTGACGCGAACTCACCTATCTCTGCGATGACTAAGAGGAAACTCCTGGTCATGTACAATCGTAGGCGCTCTCGGGAGAGAGCGGAAGTTCTCACGATATTCACATGTCGTGGTAACATTCTTGGATTCGTGGTCGTTAGTGATAACGGCCGCGCTTCCTGGTTCGCTGTCGAATCAGTGGAGGAAACAGATGACCTTAATGCAAAGGACGTTACAGCGTTTGTGAAGACGCTGGCAGCGCCCCTCGCCTCGCATCGTTGGTAAACGTGCGAAGGGTCATCAATGAGAAGGACTCAAAACCAAGGGGCGCGCAATGCGCTCTTTGGCTCTCTTCGTACAACTGTCGAGAGTTTTAGGACTAACGGTAACGTTGTCCTAACGGAGGTTGCAACTGAGCTTTTTGAGTCGCTTGATACAGCAGTCTCGCTATCCTGCGAGATACTTCTTCGTTACGGTGATCTTGAACAGTTGTTCAGGAAAACCGTTAATCCAATGGACTATAACCAGTCTTCAACGTTTCGCGACGACTATTTGGCCGTCTCGTTCTTGAAGAAAGCCCCTATCGAGGCTGCTGGTGTAAATCCTTTGGAAGCTGCAAAGAAGAAATTCTTTGAAGCCGAGGAAGCCTGCCGTACTACCAATCAGAGAATCCGGAACTTTCTCGTCGCACCTGAAAAGGTAAGCGATGCTGTAAGGCGAGCTTTTTCGCTCGCCGGGCATAAAATCGAGAAGGTTCTTGGAAGATTTGTTGGTAGGGAGTGGCTCGTCAGTTGTCGTTTTGGACCCGGAGTATTCAACGCATCCGTGAGGACCCGCGGTATGACTTCGGTCTACGATAAGCTGCAAGTCCGCCCGTCAGTCACCCATGACTTTCGGGACTCTGCGGCCATGCTCGTGATGAGCTCGCCGCAGTGGGCCAGGTCTGTAACCGGACTGGAGGCGGATGGCTTTTGGCCATTCGTTTCGACGTCTGAACTAGACTTGGTTCCTGGCAACCGAGTAACATTCGTTCCGAAAACCGCCCTAACTCACCGTCCGATTGCGATTGAACCGTTGATGAATATCTATGCCCAGTTGGGTATAGGTAGGATGATGCGGAGACGTTTGCGTCGGGTCGGGGTTGATCTGGATGATCAGACTCCTAACCAGGAGTGTGCCTTATCTGGGTCAGTCGACGGGCTTCTTGCTACGATAGATCTATCTTCGGCCTCTGATACAGTGGCCAAGGAGCTGGTCCGATCACTCCTTCCGGATGATTGGTTCTTTGCTCTCGACTTGTGTCGATCAAAAGTCGGCACTTTAGACGGGGTAGCCTATCGTTATGAGAAGTTTTCCAGTATGGGAAACGGTTACACGTTCGAACTTGAGAGCTTGATCTTTTGGGCTCTCGCAAGTAGCGCGTGTGAAATCGCTAATTGCCCTCCTTTTGAGGTTAGGGTGTATGGTGATGACATAGTAGTGCCG